AAGACGATTCTACAGTTAAACTAACCGAACACTCTAAACTGGTTATAGACGAATACATCTACGATCCCGACCCTTCTAAATCTAAAATGGCTCTTAAGTTTGCTAGTGGTACTGCACGTTTTATTACTGGTAAATTTAATAACAAAAGCAACATAGCCATACGCACACCGACAGCTAACATAGCAATAAGAGGTACGGACTTTACTTGTACGGTAGACGAGTTAGGTAGATCTTTAGTCATACTGCTACCCGATGAAAACGGAATATCAAGCGGTGAAATAATAGTAGCTACAGCTATGGGTAGTGTGACTTTAAACAAACCCTACCAGGCAACTACGGTGTCTGTGTTTGAGAACAATCCTACCAAGCCAGTCACCTTAGATATATCGCTAGATTTAATTGATAATATGTTGATTGTAAACCCACCGCAAGAAGTAGAACAACAACTAGAAGAAACACAAACACAAGCATCTGCTGACTATTTAGATTTTAACGATTTAGATATAGATTATCTGAACGAAGATTTCTTAGATGCAGAAGAAGAGCTAGAGTTTACAGAACTGGATATAAACTATTTAGATGTAAACTTTTTAGAAGATTTACTTAACGTACTAGATGCTTTGGCTATATCTAAAGAAGAGGATGCCCTTAAGCAAGGCGGTGTGGGTATTCGTATTGTTGGTACAGAAATAGGGCAAGACAAAGATACACAAATAACAACCATAGTTTCAGGACAGAACATTAGTCTTACTAGAACAGTTAGCCAAAGTGCAAAATTAGATTTAGACGGATCAGGCAGTTATACTGTTATATTGGTGCAAGACGGTGTGACTAATACAGTTAAAATTAATGGTGGTTCGTCAACAACAATAATAATCAAGCAAGGTTCGGGATGAAGAAGTTACAGTTATTAGGTTTACTGGCGTTACTTACCCTACCTCTTGCATATCAACTTGCACCCTTAGAAATACTTAAACTAAAAGTATTTGATGCTTGGGTTAAAGAACAACCTACATCTGATTTATTTGTAACGCTAGATATTACAGAACAAGACGTACAACGAGAAGGCGGATGGCCTTTTCCCCGTCAACGACTAGCAGAAATACACATGGATTTACTTAATCACGGAGCTATGGGTGTTGGCTACGTTATAGCATTTAGTGAACCAGATCGTTTTGGTGGAGATCAAGACTTTGCCGATGTGTTAAAACTTTATCCAAGTGTGATTGCTATGTTTGAAACTGACAATCAACAATACCCACAAACTACAGGCACAGTTATCTTAGGTGATGATAAAGGTGGGGTAATGTTGCAAGGCTCTACACAAAACATTGGAATTTTAAAAAATAGTGCTTATCAAGGCATATCATCAGCACCTGTTGATGTAGATGGTCTTACAAGAAGGCTGCCTTTGTTAATGCGTACACCCGATGGTTGGACACCAGCCTTCGGTACACAAATATTAAAGGTATTAGCTGGTGCTGATACCTACGTTATAAATACAAATGATAATGGTATACAAGAAATACGGGTAAAAGGGCTTCCAGCGGTTAAAACAGACAGTTTAGGGCGTAAGTGGATAAGTTTCGTGAATACCCCTTCCACCACGTTACAAGAAATGAATGTAAAAGATAAATTTGTTATTGTTGGAGTTACAGCTAATGGTGTTATGCCACAAATCTCTACACCAGCTGGTTTGCTTGAACCACACAAGATACAAGCTGCTCTTGCAGAGTCAATATTAATACAGGACAGTCCATACATACCTGATTACGCTTTGGCAGTAGAGTTATTATTATTGTCTATTTCTATTGCCCTTATATGGATGGTGTTAAATCTTTTTGGGATTACTTTAGGTATATCTAGCGTTTTTATAATAATGGCTTCTACAGGGATTTATGGCTATTGGACAGCGCAACAAGGTATTTTAATTGATGTTACTTGGACACTAATATCACAATTTATAACAGCTACCACAGCTTTCTATTTAAGGTTTAGAGAACAATACAAACTTAGACAGCTCATAAAACAACAGTTTGGTAAGTATTTAGATCCACGTATGGTGAAAAAGTTGCAAGCTAACCCAGAACTTTGTCAGGTCAATGGTAAAAGAGTTGATTGCTCAATCATCTTTACAGATTTACGGGGGTTCACAAGTTTGTCAGAATCAGTAGAGCCAGAAATGGTTACTTACATAATGAATTCTGTACTAGACGCACAAGTAAAAGCTGTAAATAAATTCTCAGGCGTTACGGATAAATTTATTGGCGATGCTGGAATGTTTCATTTTAATACAATAATACCTCAACCAGATCATCATAATCTTGCATTAGCAGCTGCTCAAGAAATACAAAACAATATAAAAGAACTTAATCAAAAGTTTGTTGAAGAAGGCATACCTGAAATAGCCATTGGCATAGGTGTAAACTCAGGTGTTTGTATAGCTGGTAACTTTGGGGCAACAGATAGATTTGCATTTAGTCTTATTGGTGATCCATGTAACGTAGCAGCCAGACTTGAATCTGGAACTAAAGAAGCTGGAGTAGATGTATTAATTGGTCACAATACTGCAATAAAATCAGAATATAGGTTAAAATCACTTCAGCCGATGAAAGTTAAAGGCAAAAAAGAACCTCTTAATATTTATACTTGGGATAATTGATATGAAAGCATTACTTAAAAATTTAGTAGGATCGGTAGCTCCTACACTAGGCACAGCGTTAGGTGGGCCTATGGGTGGTATGGCTGCAAACATGATTGCAGATGTATTGGGGTGTAAAAATGAACCCAAAGAAATACAAAAAGCTATAAACAATGCTACGCCAGAACAAATGCTTGAGTTGAAAAAAGCTGAAGCAGATTTTGAAATTAAAATGAAAGAACTAGAGGTAGATGTCTTTAAACTAGAAGTACAAGACACACAAAATGCCAGATCTACGTTTTCTAAAGATTGGACAGCAAGAATTATAGGTATTGCTACATTAGGTGGTTTTTTAGGGTATATATTTCTTATCACCCTTATGCCCCCAGAAGCCAACTCAGAGGCTTTGGTCAATTTAGTTCTCGGCTATTTAGGTGGTTTGGCATCAGCCATTATCAGTTTTTATTTTGGTGCATCGCACACTAGCGATGATTCATAGGAGTTAAAATGGAATATTTAATTATATTTTTAATAGGTGTAGCAGTAGGTATTGTTATAGACCGTAAGCAATCAGAGAAAGTACAAAAAGTTATTAATTTTGTAAATTTATGGAAGTCATAGATTGGAATAAATATCCTAACTTCTCTGAAAAAGAATTTGCGTGTCAGCATTGTGGTGAGCATGGCATAGATGAAAGGATAGTTGATGTGGTTCAAAGAATAAGAGAGGAAGCAGATTTTCCTTTTATTATTACATCTGGTTATAGGTGTGTTGAACACCCAATAGAAAAGAAAAAGAAAAACCCTGGTGTGCATACTTCGGGTCTAGCGGTTGACATTGGTGCATCACATGAAAAAGCGTATATAATATTAAAATTAGCCATGCAAAGAAATTTGCCAGGCATAGGAATTAATCAAAAGGGCAATGGGCGTTTTATACATTTGGACATATCAGAACCAGAAGAGAATAGACCTCGCCCTCATTTGTGGAGTTATTAAGAAATGGATGTTAGCCCGCTATTGTTTTGGAATGTACTTTTAACATTAGTTGTTGCTCCCCTAATGTATAACATACGCACAAACGCAAATGAGATAAAAAGAGTGAACATTTTATTAAACAAAACCAGAGAAGAAATACCAACTTTGTATGTGACTAAATCACAACAACAAATGGATATAGCTAGAGTTTTAGAAGTTTTAGATAAAATGGAACAAAAAATAGACAAATTATTCGAGGTTAAATAATGGCAGAAACAGCATACGATCCATACGCTCAAAGTGATATAGGCAAAAGAGCGTTAGGTGGTGAATACATTGATTCAATGAACTTTTACTGGTTTGATCCAGTAACCGAAACAACGGGAAGCACTACAGAGGGATGGAGTAGAGTTCCTGATTCAGTTAAACCTTATACTTACATTAATCCAACAAATAGAAACAACGCTAGAAATAAATTTTATGAAATGGGCGGAAGTTTTGGATCTTCTGTTGGTAGTGACGGTAGTAGCGGTGGTGGTGGTATATTAAGTGGATTAAATTATGCACGTTCTATAGCTGGTGGAGAAAACGTACCTAGCATGATTGCACCAGGAATGTCTTACAGCATGGATCAACCAATGGGTTACACAGCACCAGGAGCAAGTAGAATTCCTTTTCCATCCATACCACAAGAAACATTTTATGAAGGCCCAGCACCAATCTTAAATTTAGGCACAGGTGAAGGAGCTTACGATCCAATTCCTAATCAAATGCCTTACGCACCTCCTGGTGTTACAGTAGAAAAAATTCAGCAAATTCCAGAAGAAAGACCGCAAACCGTATCACCTTTGGGAAGTTTAGATACAACTTTTTTAAACGACATTGATTTTAGTGGTTTATTAGGAACGCCAAATCCACAAGTAGATTTTCCAGTAGTGCCTCCACCAGTAGTGGCTAATGCTGTAGATAATTTACCCATTTATGAAGATCCTATATTAGAAATGGTTAATGAAAGGTTTGCACCTATAACAGGAGCAGACTTAGGATTAAATTTAGGTTTATTAACACCACCTGAAGAAAACATTACAGTTACCGACATAGTTCCAGAACCATCATATCCATCATTAGGTGCATCATTGTTTAATAATATAAATATTATTCCTGAAGCACCAGAACCAATGCCTTTAGCTGATACAAGTGTAGTTACACCAGAATCAAATGTAGATATGAACGCTTTGCAAGACATTGTAGATAATCTTGGTTTATTAAATGAAACTCCAAGCGTTCCAGTTGTTCCTCAAATACAAAGTCCTGTAGTTTCATTATTAGACGCTAATCCTCAACTAGATTTCCCCGTTGCGGAAAAACTACCTGTCATAAAAGCTGGAACTGCTCCAGTCAACATACCAACGTATGATTATCTTGATCCAGATAGATTAGCTAGAAGAGATGCTTATTTTGCAAGCAGTAGGTTTGATTAATGGTAGATGATAGAAAAGACATAGAGAGAGGTCGTATCGCTCAAGATATTCTTGATAACGAAATATTTCAAGATGCGATGATTATGTTGGAAGAACAATACAAAAACCTTTGGGCTATCACAAAACAAGATCAACAAGAAGAGCGTGAAAGATTGTGGATAGCAATGAAATTAATACCAGAATTTGAAAGACAATTAAGAATAGTGGTTGAAAATGGCACTATAAAGAAAAATCAGATTGTCAAGATCAAACAAAATATTGCATAAAGGCTTTATAAAGCCTTACAATATAAACTTAGTTTAATTATTGGAAATTACTATGAGTACCAACACCGCAAAAGCGACTGGTTTTAACTCCAGTTTAGATAATGGCAAAGAAGCTATCGAAGCTCTATTGACTCAACAAGAAGAATCTCAAGAAAGCATCGAAGCACAAGAAGAGCAAGTTGTCGAAGAAGCACCTGAAGAACTTGAAGCAGAAGCTACTGAAGAAGTAGAAGAAGCAGAAGAGTTTGAAGATGAAGAATACGATGATGAACTCGAAGAAGAAGAATTAGAAGCTAACCAAGTAGAAGAAGAAGGTGAAGAGCAACCCTCCATTTACACAATAAGTGTTGATGGAATAGAACAAGAGGTCACGCTCGATGAACTGAAAAGCGGATACAGTAGGCAATCTGATTACACTCGGAAAACGCAAGAATTGGCTAATCAGCGAAAACAAGCTGAAACCGAATTTAATGCAGTCCGAGAGGAGCGTGCAATTTATACGCAGTTACTAGATCAAATGCGTAACCAGTTAGACGCTGGTATGCAAAATGAACCTGATTGGGTATCTTTAGCAGAAAACGATCCTGTTGGTTATAACTCGCAACGAGCAGCTTGGGAAGAAAGCAAGAAAAAGCAAGATGCGGTGTTAGCGGAGCAACAAAGAATGTTGCAACAAAGTCAACAAGAGCAAATGCAGAACTTACAAGCTCAAGTGCAAAATGAAGCACAGCTTTTAGTAAATGCAATTCCAGAATGGCAAGACTCTAAAAAAGCAGCCGAAGGAAGAGCAGAACTAAAACAGTATGCGATTACTGAACTTGGTTTCTCTGAACAAGAGTTAAATCAAATTTACGATCACAGAGCTGTTTTAGCAATTAGAAAAGCAATGCTACATGATAAAACACAAGAGAGTGTTAAGAAAAAACCTGTAGTTGCAACGAAAGCTAAAGTAGCCAGACCAGGCAACTCAAATGTTCCTGTAACTCCAAATAAAGGAAAGCGTCTCCGTCAGAGATTAGCGAATTCTGGCAAAATGTCAGATGCAACTAAAGTGTTTGAATCAATGCTTTAAAGCATTAAATTAATAATAATATAAGGAAAATATCATGGCTAAAGTTACAAATGCTTTTGATACTTACACAGCTACTTCAGATAGAGAGGATTTATCCAATGTGATATACAACATATCACCTATGGAAACTCCTATGGTTTCTCTTGGTGGCAGAAGAAGTGTCAAAAATGTTCAATTCGATTGGCAAACAGAATCATTACCAGCAGCTACCGCGACAGGTGTGCTTGAAGGTGGTGAAATTTCAAGATCAGCTTCTACTGCTACAGTAAGAGCTGCTAACGTATGTCAAATCAACACAAGAAACGCAACCGTTACTGGTTCACAACAAGCGTCAGACCCAGCTGGGAAAAAGTCAGAAATGGCTCATCAAATGTCTGTCATAGGGCGCGCGCTAAAAAGAGACGTTGAAAAAACTATCTGTGGACAACAAGGTAGAAACAACGGTGCAGCTGCTACAGTTAGAGCGACAAGAGGTTTTGAATCTTGGATCTCTACTAACGCTGGTAGAGGTACTAACGGAGCTAACGCTGCTAACGAAGGTGCTGCTCCAACAGACGGTACTCAAAGAGCGTTTACTGAAACAATTTTGAAAGGTGTTCTTTCAACTTGTTTTGAAAACGGTGCTTCACCATCAGTAATGTTGGTTGGTGCTTTTAACAAGCAAGCTGTTTCAGCTTTCTCTGGTAGAGCATCTGCTACACAAGCAGTATCACTTGAAGGTATCCCAGGGGATCACCTACAAGCGTCTGTTTCTGTATACACAAGTGACTTCGGAGATCTTAAAATTGTTCCATCTAACTTCTCAAGAAGTAGATCGGCCCTTTTAGTTGATCCAGAGTACGTTTCTGTTGCTTACTTGAGAGCGTTTGAATCTCAAGACTTAGGAGCAATAGGCGATGCGGAAACAAAAGCCATTTACACAGAATTCGGTCTTGAAATGAAGAACGAAGCTGCAAATGGTGTAGTTGCTGACTTAACTACTTCGTAAGTTAATTGGTATGGGGGTGCTGTCACCCACGCCCCCATACTTTTTTTAACATGGCAAAAAAAGAAACCGTAACAGAGTATAAAAAGAATCTTGAATCTAAACTTGTTACACAGGATTTAGACGATGATGGTGTTTACCATATTCACACCAAACAAAACGTACAGCCTGTAATAGATAATGTTAAGATGTTATCTGAACTGACAACACCAGGAAAAGATTTGCGTCACGTTGCAGAAATCCCAATGGTAGTTGCTCAAAAAGCAATGCGTGAAGGTTGGTTTAACGACAAAGCTAAAATGAAAGCGTGGTTAAACAATCCAGATAATAAAGTATTTAGAATATGGGAAGGTAAAGTATGACGTACGATGAATTAAAAACAGCAATAGGAAATTGGTTAAACAGAACTGATTTAACCAGTCATTACGATACTTTCATAGACAACGCAGAAGCAGAGTTTAATCGCAACATCAGACACAGAGACATGATTAAAAGATCTGATGCTACTGCTGATGCACAGTATTTAACTTTACCGACTGACTGGTTAGAAGCAGTCAATGTAAAGATTAAGACAGGAACATATAGGCCCTTATTTCAAGTATCAATAGAAACAGGAGACGTATTTAGAAACGCACAAGATAATATATCAGGTGCGCCTTCTTATTTTTCTGTTGTTGATGGAACTTTAGAATTAATACCCACACCATCTACTAGCTCGACATTAGAATTGGTATACTACTCAAAGATACCAGCTCTAAGTGATAGTAATACTTCTAACTGGTTATCTACTTCTCATCCTGATATTTATTTATATGGATGCTTAAAACACGCAAGCGTGTTTTTAATGGAAGATGAACGAGTACCGTTGTTTGAAGTAAGTTACTTAAAAGCATTGGCTGATTTAGAAGAAGCGAATGAAAAAGCTAAATATTCAGATGGTTCTTTAATTAAACGAGTTCGGACTTATGGACATAAGGCAAGAACAAAAACATATTACGCAAGTAATACATAGGAGTAAAAAATGGCTGGATTTAGCGATTATTTAGAAGATAAAGTATTAGATCACGTATTTGGTGGAAGTGCTTATACAGCACCAGGCACTTTATATGTAGGGTTATTTACCGCAGCACCATCTGATACAGGTGGCGGAACAGAATGTTCTGGTGGTTCTTACGCCAGAAAAAGCATGGCAGCTATGACAGTTAGCGGAACATCCCCTACTCAAGCGACTAATGGCGCAGCGGTAGAATTTGTAACTGCAACTGGTGCATGGGGTACAGTTACCCACGTTGGAGTGTTTGACGCTGCATCAAGTGGTAACTTAATGGCATGGGCAGCTTTAACTGCATCTAAGACAGTAGCAAGCGGAGACGTATTCAGATTTGATGCTGGTGACTTAGATATTACGTTAGCGTAGAACTATGGCATCTATTGGCTACGGTCAATATAACTACGGGCGTGGTGATTATAACAATCCCACATACCATTTCGCGTCTGCAACTATTGCAGAGACTTCAGGTGTAAGTGCTACTGGTAGATTAGATCTTATTGCTTCGGCAACAATAGCTCAAACTTCTGCATTTACTTCATCTGGTCGTGTTATTAAATCAAGCGAAGCCACAATAGCACAAACCTCTGGCTTTAATGCGACAGCAGAAGTCATTAAACTTGGTTCTGCAACCATAGCGCAAACTTCAGGGTTTGCAGCCACAGGTAGACAGATAGATCGTGGACAAGCCACGATAGAAGCAACATCTAGCTTTACCTCAACGGGCCATGTTGTTAAGTTAGGCGCAAGTACAATAGCGCAAACATCAGGATTTACAGCGACAGGCGTTATAGTTCTTGATGGTTCAGCTACGATTGCACAAACAAGTGCATTTAGTTCAGCTGGCAAGATTATTAAGATTGGAGCATCAACGATTGCTCAAACTTCAGGCTTTACTGCAACAGGTAAATTTATAATTGGAGCTGCTTCAACTATAGAAGAAACCAGTAATGTTGTAGCTTTAGGTGGAGTTAAATTTTTTGGTTCAGCGACCATTGCACAAACCTCTAGTTTTTCTGCGATTGGTAGCATAAAATGGGAAACACAAACTGTTTCGACAACCAATTTCACGGAACAGACAGTTTCAACTACAAATTGGACAGATCAATCCAAACCATCAACCGATTGGTCAGAAGCAGCATAAAGGATAAGAATTATGGCAGATACTACAACTACAAATTTAAGTTTAACTAAACCAGAGGTCGGAGCATCTACGGATAGTTGGGGAACTAAACTAAACGCAGATCTTGACGCAATAGACGCAATATTTAGTTCTACTGGTACATCGGTAGCAATCAACTTAGATGGGGCTGTTATTGACAGTTCTGTTATTGGTGGCACTACTGCTGCTGCTGGATCATTTACTACCTTCACTTCAAACGGTATAGACGATAACTCTAATGCAACTGCTATAACTATTGATAGTTCTGAAAATGTAGGCATAGGAACTACGAGTCCTGAAGGTAAATTTGAAATAGAAGATGGTGGAACAAGTAAAGATATTCTACAAAAGATAACTTTAGATGATGATAATTTATATGGATTAGTAATGTATAGTACAGGCACAGCACCCGCCTTAACAGTAATAATAGA